TTAATTGCTTTCCCCTTTCTGTTTGGATTTGGATCTTGACGATTTTTACGACGGAATGCTGCTTCCTCCTCATCTTTAGAGAGAGCACGTTTCATCTTACTGGAACCACATTTTGGTTTTGTGGTTTGACCTGGTTGCTTAGCACAAGGTTTGCCAGCATATTTACCACCCAGTTGAACCCAACCAGGTTTTCTGTCAGATGACTTACTTTTACTAAACCAATCACGTAGAGAAGAATCTCCACTTTTATTTGCTTCATCCATTTTTTCAAGATAGTCTGCCTGTGCTTTGTGCATTTTGACAGACTTTCTAAGTTGTTTTACGATGCTCTTGATTTTTTTAGATTCATCAACAGTAGCACCATTTTCTTTACGGAGCATACCCTCAGGATCCACCATAAAACCTTTAGGAATGGGTCTACATTCCTTATTGGTATAGCAGTAATATTGACCTGCTGGGCAACGTCCGTTTTTCATTCAACTGGTTTAGATTTAGTTTGTCCACCTGCTGCTCTTTTTTTACGTCCAGCACAGTGTGCTTTCTGAGAGAATCCCTTAGGATTTGAACAGTCAATACTCTTTTTATATTTATTAGACCAAGACTCTTGAAATTGTTTAAAAGTTTTCATACTTCCAGTGCAGTAAAGACTACTTTAAATGTTGTTGAATTTGTAGATGCTGGATATCCAAGTAATCTTAAAGATCCTCCACTAATATCAGAAGCAAAAGTTGCTATACCTACAGGTTGGTTTATAGTTCCATATTCTGTCATATATGTGTCACTACCATCATGTATAATATTGATAGTAGTCATATTATAGTTAGACCCTTCAACTGCCTGAATTTGAAATTGTGCAGATCTATAAGTCGAAGCACTTATTGACATTACAGTTGCTGCATCAGTTGATGTAGTAGTTAAAATACCCGACTGAATATCTCCTGCAATAAGTTCTAAGTTGGTTGCGGAAACCGGAGCAAAAGTAAACTCACTTGATGATGCATCATATCTTAAAAATCTACCATCACCAAGATTAGATGTATCAACATCTGTCAAATCGACTAGAGCTGTTGATCCACTTAATGATGTGCTAGCAATACCAACCCATTTAGTTCCATTATAAATTAAAAGTTTATTGGTGCCCGTTGATTCATCAAAGGTTACGTCATCAAGATCTCTAATAAACCCAGCACCACCACCACCGATTGATGCAAGTTGGTACTGAACTCTCTCTACAAATATCTTGTAATGTTTTTGGAGTTGATCAAGAGTTACGAAATTTTGATTTAAAGGTGTGAGTGGATCTGGATTATTAGTTTCTGGTGGATCCTCTCCAAGAGGAACATTAGTCTCTGCTAATAATTGCTGTTCTTCTTGTAGTTTTTTCTGAAAGGATTTGATATCCTCAACAATTTTATAAAGACCTTTGATATCCGATTTTACATAATCAATATCTTTATCATAATATTTTATTTCAGGAAGATTTGTAATCTCTTCTCTTAGTTCAGTAAAATACTTAAGAAGAAGTTCATCAGTTTTGACACTTTCCTGACTTACTTCTTTAAGTTCGTCTTTAATACTTTGCTTTAACTTATTATATTCACCAAGAATTTGCTTCTTTAACTTACGATCATCATCTTTAAACTCTTTGTGATACTCCCATATCTTCATGGAAGAGTCACGAAGTTCTTTCCAAATCTTATCCTTTTCTTCTTTTATACGAACATTTAATTTGTCGTCAAGATCTTTGATATCAGAATCAATCTTGATGGTACTATTAAAATGTTTTGTTTCAACATCTTCTGATAGTTGTTCAAGATCAAACTGAACCTTACCTCTTAAACCCTCAATAGTGTCATTAACTTTTACAAAATCATCATCAATAACACTAAAGGTCTTACCAATCCATGAAAAATCTGGGACTTCATTGACTTCGTTTACCCAACTAGGAAACTTGGGAATAGATGCTTTTACTGCATCGATTGCCTCACAGATTGCCTCAATCTCAGAGTCATAATATTTGACCTCTGGTAAATTTGCTACCTCAGTTTGAAGATTATCAATTCTATCTTCGATAGCATCAACTTGCTCATCATAATACTTGACTTCAGGTAGACCTTTGATCTGTTCTCTTACAAGATCTACCTGATCACATATTGCCTCTACTTCTCTATCATAATACCTTACTTCTGGAAGGTTGCTAATTTGCTCTGCAAGTTCCTCAAGTTCTTTGTCATAATATTTGATTTCAGGAATATCAGGAATATCTGCTCTGATATCATTAACCATTTTGACCAATTCTGGCCAAGGTGGAACTATATCTTTTACTTCCGCAAAACTATTACCATCTGCGTCTTCAATAGTTTGCGTTGATTCAGTTAATATCTCTTCTTCTTTCTCAATAAAATCTTCAACAGAAGGGAGTTCCTCTGCATTCTCTTCTGTGAGATAATCATTAATAGATGGTAAGTTGCTGTTATCTTCAGCAAAATCGTCAATGGAAGGCAAATCCTTAGACATTTTATTAGTAACCTTAGTACTTCGGGATTTCTCTCCCTTTCATATTATTTAGGATCTTCCTTCAGTCCGTCTTTTAACATTTTTGCCAGTTCCGCAGTTGATCCAACAAACAGTGCATTGTTGACTGTTGATGGTCCTTTTGCTTGCTTTTCTTCTTCTACTTCTTTCAGTTTCTTTTGCAAGTCCATTAATTTATCCGTGGCATCTGCAACGTTTTTAATCAACTGACCAGCAACTTCATATGCTCTTGGCATTTCACTTTCTTGTGCTAATTCAAGAATACCATTGATTGCCTCTTGCCCCTTTTCTATAAGAGAATATAAATTACCTCTGGTATAATCATAATCTTTTCTAATCTCATCAACAGGTTCTCTAATCTTTTCAATCTTTTTTTCAACAACTTCTGGTTTGATAACTTCACCAGAAGTATTGAATGTATCGTTTAATTCGTCAAAACCTTTTGTCATTTTCATAAAAATGTACCACTAAATCCAAAGTCATCTCCATCCGGAATAAGTGCATTATCAGCAGCAGTAATCTTGCCAATTGCAGCACCTTTAAGATGATTAGTTGCTGTAGTATTATCTCTTCCTCTATCAACACTGATTTTATTGCCACTAATTGACTTAATATACATCTCCTCATCACCAATAACGATATAAGTAGATGCAGTCAAGGTGCTAGGATCATCAACTTCAAAAGTTTTTGCAGTTAATGTGATATCGTTTGTAAGTTGAGTGGCAACGTCTCCAATATAATTTTTGATTGCTCTTGGTTCTGAAGAGTAGGTAACCTCTCTTGTTGTATTTGTAGTATCCGTGCCAGTAAGATAACTGATAGATGCTTTTTTGATAATATCTTTGGTTGCACTGGAAGTAGGACCAAACAGATATGTTTTGGCAGTAAATCTCAAGGTATAAAGAAGAACCCTTCTTTGCGAAAAGTCCCCTTCATAATCATCCTGCATCGTGATGTTCTCAAGAACGACAGGAATATCTCTTTTCTCTTTAATTGATTCAACCAATTCTACAGTAAGATTATATGCTGGTTGAAAATATGGTAAGATTTGTTCTACAATTTGAAGAGCATCATCATTCAGTTTTGACATGATGGAAAGCTCAAATTGCATATTATAAGGAACTGGCATATAAGACTTTTTGGTCTCAGTGCCATCATTAGGATCCTTAACTTTGAATTGTTGTGTAGTGGTTACTTTTCTAGAAGGATCGTAAGTTAGTCCAATAAACTCAAATGACATCCTTGGCAATGTAATTGCAAAGGGTTTATTTAAATCTGGAGATTGATTAATTCTAGCAAGAAATTTTTGCGTAGGACCATATGCCAGAGGGACTTTTACAACACTAACAACATTGTCAGAGGAGTCCTCATGTTTAATTGAAATGTTATTAAAAAGAGTTCCAAAAGATATAATGGTTCTCCTCAAAATTTCGTTATAAAAATACTCAAACATTTTTTAAACCTACACTATCTTACCATAAGGTAATTCTATTTAGGGTGCACCAAATGGATTCTGTTCGGTGAAGTCTAAGATAGTATTTGCTTCAGCTTGAATGTTAATATTATCTGCAAATCCATCATCTGCTGGTTGAGAGTCTGCAGTTCTTAGTGCATAAGAAGCTCCAGATGTAGATCCAACAATATTTTCACCAATAGTAAACTCACCATCAACAGTTCCAACCTCAAGAACATTTGTATCAGAGTTCCAAGTTCTAACTCTTGCAGTTGTTCCGCTTTCAGATCCAGTTACGATTTCGTTGAACTGGAATGTTCCAGATCCAGAACTTTCTGCGTTTCCAATAACAACTGTTGGTGCAACGGAATATCCAACACCAGTATTCGTCAGATAA